TATATTGAAGACTTACTGCAGCACCGTCTAGTTTTGGTGTAACAGTTACGGGTTCATTTCCATAGTCTGGGTGATCTTCTATTGTGTATGCTTTCTGTAAAGAATACATAGGAAAAGCATGAGGATATCTTGCACCTCTGTCTTTAAGAAGATCGTGTCCTACTTCAGTAGCTACGCCTAGTTGTTCTTCGAGTCTATCATAAGCCTCGTCAGACATAAGTGGTTT